ATTTGGAACAATAGTTTCACTTACGTTTCCACTTAAAGCTGGTAAAACGTCAACAGAATTTGTAAAAGTTGAGCCAGATGTAAGGTTAGAACTACGAATTACCACGTTCCCTCCATGTAAAACATCAATGTCTGTTGACTTATCAAAACGTAATCTTACAAACTGATCTGATATTGGTTCTATTCGTAAGTTTTGCACATCTCCTGGCCTTGCAGTTTTACCAACAGCATCAAAACTTAATCTTGTAGGTTGTACACTAGGTTCAAAAAATGCATTATAACTAAATACTTCAAATTCATAAGTACCTAATTCAGTATCAAATATTTCAAAAACAGGACTTTGTACAATTGTTGTTTGAAAACTACCATCATTAAATTTATGTTTTACAGAATATTGGGAAACACCTGCTACTGGTTGCCATGTAACAACTAACTTACTAACTGCTCTGTCACCAAGAACAATAATTCTTTCTTCACCAGCAATATTACTAGGTGGATCTTTTAGTTCTATTAAATTTTTAATAACAGGTGTTGTAATTGTTGCACCATCTTCTACAAAATTATATTTATCAGAGTTATGAAACATTGCAGATATAGTAAATAGATTATTATCTTCTACAACTGATAACACTCTAAAATCTTCAGTTTCAGTTGTAGCCCTTACAAACAGCCATACACTGTTAACCTGTGGTGCAGTGCTATATGCACTGGATACTGTTATGACAGAACCAGAAATATTTGATATTGTTTTTGTTTGTAAACTGCCATCTGTAAGAATCACTGATAACTGATCACCGGTTGCTGCTGAAGTAGGTAAGTCTTTTGTATTATCTACAGTTATTTGTGTTGTTGTAGCTGCTGATATCCTTCCTGACCTTCTTACTCCACTACGAACAGGATCTTGGATAGTAATAATATCTCCTGGTCTTATTAATGAACCTGCATCTGCTGTTGTAGTAAATGCAACTGTTTCAGTTTCATTGTTCTGTGTGTAAAGATGCCACAAACCCATTCTTCTTGCTTGTGCTTGATCACTACAACCTATAGCTTCTATAGTTTTTACAACAACACCATATTTAGATTGATTTGCAGATGTATCTTCTACAGTTTCATATTCATATGTTCTTGTCTCATTTTGAAAATATTTAACATTTATTACTGTATCTTTTGTTGTTTGACTTACTCCTGTATATACAAAACCATCTTCTGTGACATTTGCATATGAAAAAAAATAACTACTATTAGTTGGCCTATCTTGCGAAAGTGTTATCTTGCCATCTTCGTAAAATAAACTAGCTCTCATTATTGAAGCTATTTTGTTTAATAATGTATATGCCTCATGACTGCTTTGTATAACAATATTACAACTAAATCTAGGAGAAGAACCACCCTGACCATTATCTATAAGTTCTGAATTGTAAACAGAAGCATCATAAAAAGCATATTTATCTACCTCATCTTCTGATACAAAATCACCAAAACCCGCCCTACTTTCTGTGATGATGTCATATAAAACCCATGCAGGGTCATTACAATACTCTTTTGCGGTTTTTAATGTACCGTTAAAAGAACCACTAAATGATAAAGAACCATCAGATCTTACAGTTGCGTTATGTGGTATTTTTATTAATCTGCCCTTAACTCTATAAGTACGTTTTGGTATAGATCTAAATATTTCAGAATCAAACCTTAATGCAGCTAGGGAGGTGTTGTTATATGTTGATGGATCGAAAACTAACTCAGTAATTGATGTAAGTTCAAAAGCATTTATAAGTCTTGTATCTGTAGAATCTGCTGTTACTCTAGTTACTGTTACTGTTAAAGGAAAATCAGAACTTTGTATATCATCAGGTAAAAATAATATATGATCTTTAAAATAAGCTGAATTACTTTTTCCAGTTATAGTACCTCCTCCAGTATGTATATCGCGATCTAGTCCTGTTAAATTAGAACTTGTATTAATTTTTTTTAGTAATGTATTAGCTTGATTTTTTACTTCTATTGTATATTGAACTGTTGTACCAGAAATATTTCCATCATCTTCAATTTTTTGTAATCTTGGAAAACCTATAGTAACTCTTATTCCTTCAGTAGATGTATCTGTTATAGTTACTGTTTGTGGACTTGCTACTGTTACAGTTACACCAACAGTTCTATCTCTTTCTGTTTCTTTAAGTCCAGGTATTTTTGTTTGTGAGGACTTACCAAAACGTGGTATAAATCTTGGTCTATTTGAATCAGAAGTACCAAAATTAAAATCAGAATCATCAGGATTTGTATTTGGTGCTGATTGTTTTAAAACTTGTGTGTTATTTAAAAATACATCCTTCAAACTACAGATATTGTAATTGTTTGTTCCTTGCGTAAGGCCAGCATTTATAGCAGATGGGAAACCTGCAATTTCACCTTCTGCAATAACGTCTAATACAGTTACAAATTGACGAGAACCAATCTCGCCTTCTTTCATTTCACTGTCGTAATATTTTACATTAAGCTGACCTTCAACATCATTTTGCCTAAATCTTAAGCTATTTGCATCATTGATATTACTCGGAATAGTCATAATTAATCCTTAAATACTGGGGCAGTGTCAGTTCCAGATGACACCACTATAGATCCGCAAAACACTTCTCCATATATCAAAGGAATGCAAACACCACTACGGCTAACGTTCTGGATGCCACTAAATGAATAATTTACCCTTGCATCTGTTTCACTTAGTCCTGATGTTACATCACCTACTGTAGGTTGCTGCTGTGGAAACAACATATTAGTGACACCACTTATAGCCATTGATACCCCAACAGTTGTTAAAGCTGCACCAATAGTTGCAAGAAAAGTACCAGCAGCAGCAGTAGCAGTTATAGCAGCACCACCACCTAATAATATTGGTATAAACCACCATGCCCTACCAGAAACTATGGGTATCATTCTAATTTCACCTTCAGAGTGTATTAATAAATCATCTTTAGTTTTTACAACATCATTATTTATAGTAATTCTGTACATATTTTTTTTTAAGTGCGGTTCAATTTCTGGATAATTACAAACTAAATACTTATATGCATCTTTCATATTTTTAACATCTGCATAATTAACGTGCCAACCAACTAATTCTGCTAACCTTCCATATACTTTTATTTTTCTAAGTCCTTTCTCTTCATCTGTTCTATCTCTATCTTTAAATTTATCTTTTGTAAGCATAGGTTTATGTACTTCTGGTTTTAGTTCAATACATTCATCATCTAAAGGGTTGAAAATAAACCATGATAAACCAAGAAAATTACAATTTTTTTTATCATCTTCTGATGCAGTTAAATCACCATTAGGGTGTGAATGACATATATGTAAAACAGTTCCAGTTTCTTCTGCTTTAGCCCAATCTTCTGGGTCTATTGTAAAACTATCTACACCTTCTATTGCTATATTTTTACATGGATAATATTGCTGTTTATTATCTACATCTATAACTAAACCACAACTTTCATTAGGTAACGATGTTTTTGCATGATGTAATGCCTGTTCTTGCCAAGTATTCATGCAAACGTACCTACAGATGGAAAATCTTTTCTAGTAATAATTCTTTTAGGTGCTGATCTATTTTGTAAGTCTAATGATGATGCACATTCAAATTCTACAAAATCTTTAGATTCTACAGTTTTTCTATCAATAAAAAATGTTTGATTTTCGTATGTATTATTAGCAGGTGTACCGAATGGATTTGTACCAGATTCAAAATTAGCATTATCTAAATAACGCAACATCGTAACTTTTCGTACAAATTTTGCACCATTTAAATCATTTTTAGGAGTTGTTAGGTTTGCTTGCGTCATTAATGCAGTAACAGTAGATAATATATTACTAATCCTTAATGTTGGTCTTGGTCTAGATGCTCTTGTTGCTTGATATTCAAATCCATTAGCTTCTATTGGTATGCGTGTATATGTATTACCTTGAAAAACGACATTGTATGTAGTGTTCATATTAATACCGTTATGAAATCTACTTACATCATTACTTCCATGTAATGCAGCAACAAGATGCAACTCAAAAAGTTCTATTTTTGCACTAGGATTTATTTTTTGTAGTTCTTCTGTAGGTATTGCCATTATGGTTCAAATACCTCCTCAAAGGTAGCTGATATTGTTGCACGATTTGCAAAGTTTATTGTTTTATTCCATCTTTTACAAATAAATTGTGAAGCACCTGATCTTGTTACTGTACAATTACCAGAATTAGTACCACTACTACCAGCAGTTATTGTAAAAATATTTGCACTTGTAAGAGACACTACAGAAAAATTACCATCTGTTGCACTACCAGAAGTAAAATCTACAGTAATAGAATCATTAGCAAATAATTGATGATCAGTAATTGTTATTGTTATTGTTGTTCCACTTTGACTATATGTACCTGTTTTTGAATAGTCTTCACCAGGAGGTGTAAAAGTAAATGATGCTTGATCTAATGCTCTTTCATTTAAAAAATATTCTATTGTATCGCTTTCAGCTTCTGTAATATTTTCAAACTTAAGGCTATAATTTTTAGGATTCTGATGTGCTGCGATACCTATTAATTGACGCTGCTCAAATCCATCAGCATAACGTACGCTTTTTATATTAGGTTGACTTGTTTTACGCTGTCCAAATGATGGATTAATAGCAGGAAAAGTAGCCATAGTTATGCGTTAGATAAAAGTCCTCCAGCACGTTTTTGTGCAATCAATTCAGCTTGTATAGCCTGTGCTAATACATTGCCAAATTCATTTGCCTGACCAGATTTACCTTCAACAGAAGAACCTGATGCATCTACGTTTACTACTATATTAGTAGATCCTCCACCAGATGACTCAACTCCTAAATTACCAGAACGACCACGTTTTAAAGGTAATATTGCTTCTGCCCCTGCCTCTCCCATCAAACCTAAATTACCTGATGCTCCGTAACGGAAAAATGTTGGCTGTGTAACTATTCCACCTTTTGCGTAGGCTTGAATTTTTCCATCTTTACCAAAAACACCTCCAGTAGCATTCAGATCTAGGCCAAGATTAAATAAATTATCTATACCTCTTAGTAAAGGCATCATAACTTTTTGCCTAATAATAATTCTGTTGATATCTGCTATTAATGATCTTGCAAAATCACCAAAATTTAATTTACCTGTCATTGTGTATTGAACTAATGCATCTTCCATATTTTTAAATGCTTTAACAACAACATCTTGTATTTGTTTATTTATATCTTTAATACTATTTACATAGCTCTGCATTCCATTTTTTAAATTATCTAATAAGGTTACTTGTTTTTGTAGAGCATCTGTCTTTTTGCCTTCTATTTCTGCTTCTTCTTTTTCTTTCTCATTTTGTAATGCCTCAAGTCTTGCTTCTAATTCAGCTATCTGATTTTCTAAACTTGTTTTTGCACGTTTATTACTAGCAGGTGAGTTTTCAAGTTGTTGTCTTGCTCTTTCTAGTTCTCTTGTTGTTTTAGCAATAGCATTTTCTATCCCAATACCCATAAATCGTTTAAAAGCATCAATTGCATTAGTTATAGATTTAACAATGTCAGCAAACACAGATTGGAACTGTGAACCTATTGGAATAAGTATGTCACCAAGAGAATCTTTAAGGTTACTCATTTCAGTTTTTAATCTATCACCAGCTGCTTCTGGTGCTAACGCTAGTTTTTTTGCATTACCTTCATAAGTTGTTGTTAACCTTGTCGTAAAATTCATAAAGTCATCTAACGTGACTTTACCCTGCTCTAATGCTTTATCTAATTCAGCAGGTGTCTTACCCATAGACTCAGCGAACAATGTAAAAGCTCCAGGCAAGCGTTCACCGAGTTGTTGTCTAAGTTCTTCAGCCGATACCTTACCTTTTGAGAACACCTGTGCAGTTGCTCTCATCGCAGATTTCATATCTTCTAACGATCCACCAGTACCTCTAATACCAGAAGCAATAGCAGTAAAAGCCTTCTGTGCATCTTCTACAGACAATCCAGCACCTTTAACAGATGCTGTAAGAGATGTAAACTGACGCACAATAACATCTTGTGGTATTGCTAAATCTTTAGATGTTTTCTTTAAAAAAGATTGTGACTTATTAAATTTATCAGTATCTCCTATAACAAGTTTTAATGCTCTTCTTTGTTTCTCAAGTGCTGCATCATATTGTGCTACTTCCGCTATAGCACCAGTAAATTGTCCTACTTGAGCACCAACAGCACCACCAACAGCTGCACCTGCAACACCACCAAAAACACCACCTATTGCAGAACCTATAGCTCCTTCTGCACCACCAAAAACACCAGCAGCAGCTACTGTTCCACCTATCTTTGCAATATTACCTAATCTTCCTTTACCACCCATACCTTTCCTGGCAGTGGCTTGCATTTTCCTTAACTCACGTTCTAGTCTATTTGCTTCTCTTGTTGCTTCTTTAAAACGATTACTATTAAATTTAACACTAGAAGCTAGTGTTCTATAAGAATTAGCTAATGCTCTTGTATTATTTATACTTTTTACATTTGTTGTCTCAAACTTTTTTAAATCATTAACTAACTTTTTTGTATTTGTACCTGCTGAAACAGTTCCTTTACTTAGACCTTTTAAACTACTCGTAAGACCACGAATCTTATCTACACCAGTAGTTGTTACTTCTATATCTAATTGCGTTTGTTGCCTTGCCATTATTTTTTATCCTTTTGCATAATTGACAATGCTTCGTATTCCATTACTTGTATTCCTTCAAACATAGCAACAGAATCTTCAACTGTATATATTTTACACAAGTATTCCAAAGATTTATAGTTTATGCCACTTAATCCAGCCATACTGACATACCACTGTGTAGATAACTTCCAAAACATATTAACGATCTCTCTATTATCTTCCCAAACAATACAATCATAAGTACGTTTATTTTTCTTCTCGGCTGCGATTTGTTCTTCTGTTGCACCAAATGCTTTCAATGCTTCTACTGTTTCATCTATAACTTCTCCCTGCACCCAATATCTCGCAGCCTCTTTTAGTTTTTTTCAGAAGCTCCTTTCATGCTCTCGCCAAATGCTTCAAT